CAACCGCCACGCCGCTCGTGCCACAGTCGCTGATTGTCTTCCCGCTCAACTGGCCACCGCTGGTCAAACGACCGATAGAGCTACCGCGTGCGCCTTGCGTGTCGGTGGAACAGATCACCTGGGGCGCGCTGGGGAACATGCAGGTTGCCGATCCTGACGACTACGACCTGAATCTGGCGGTCGAACCTGGATACGTTGCCGTCAAGCCGCAGCTTCTGCCCCGCATCCCGCAGCAGTCCATGATCATCGACTACACAGCCGGATACGACGACGCCGATCCTGATACCGTCCCGATGGGCATCCGGCATGCGATCCTGCTGCTGACCGCCTTCCTCTACGAACAGCGGGGCGACGTATCAGCAGAAATGCCCACCGCCGCGGCGCTCCTGATGGACCCACACAGGCTATGGACCTTCGCAGGCTGAACCATGCCGGATAACCCGTCAGGCGCTCTGGCGCAGTCTATAGGCTCGCTACGCTGGCTCGTGACGTTGTATCGCCGCGACCAAGCCCCGGCTGACGATCTGGCGTTGACCGAAAGCCTTGTCCCCCTCGGCATCGTCCATGCTGACATCCAGGCGACCAGACCGGGGACCTTCTACCAGTCGGTCCAGGTCGACACGCCGACCACCCACATGATCTTCATCCGCTGGCAGGACTACCCGAGCACCATCGAGGTCGTGGTCAGGACTACGCAACGCCCGGATGGCAGCCTGCGAAGCGAAGTCTACCGGGTGCGCCGGTCAATGGAGATTGCCGGCCGCAAACGCTTCATCCAGTTGGAATGCGAACTGGAGCGCAGCAGGACCACGCCGGATGACAGCGACCAGACGCGCAATGACCTGCTGACCGAACCCTATGACGGCGCGGCTGCTGCACCATGAGCGACCTGAAGCTGACCGTCACCAACTGGGGCGGCGTCATGCTGGACACGCGCGAGGTTAAGAAACTGATGCGCGCAGCCGGCAATGACGTGCGGACCAAGACGGCGCGTCTGATCAACAAGAGCCAGGGCGGCGGGCACTTCTACAGTTCGCCGGCAGGCAGGTATCGGGCAAGCACGCCAGGGGACCCGCCTGTGCGCGTGTCTGGCAATCTGCGGACTTCGCTGAAGACCTACGTTTATAAAACCGGCGAGGGCTTTGCCGTGCGGGCACGCCAGTTCTATGCGCTGTTCCTGGAAGCCGGCGCGCGTGGTGGCGGCAATCCTGGCGGGCGTGCCGTCAAGCCGATCAACCGGCGCACTGGCCGGCGCATGCGCGCGAAAGGCGTTTACACCAAGCGGGTGCTGGAGCCGCGCCCGTTCCTGGATCGTGTCATGCAGCAGGAAGGTCCCGAACTGGACCGGCGCGTGCGCTTGGCATTGTCCAAGGCACTGACCTGGAAGCAGACCAAGTGATGCGCGACTCGTTCATTGACGACCACATGCTGGACCGGGTGATGCGCGAGAAATTCCCCCTGATGCTGACCGCCTGCCGTGTCATGTCAGAGGGAGCGAGGCGGCAATACGTCATGGAAATGCGCCCGGCGATAGTGCGCGAATATCGATGGCAGAAGGCAATCGGCGAATGATCATGGCTGCGTTCATCACTCAGTTGCGCGCGAATGCGCCGATCTTCGGCGGACGTGTTGCCGGCGCAGCCGAGTTTTATGCAGGTCTGCGCAATTACAACACGTCGATGCCGCTGCCGGCTGCCTATGTCCTGCCGCTTGGCCAGGAAGCAGATCCCAATCAGGTCTGGACCGGGCTCATCCAGCAAGTCCACAAGGGCATCGGCATCGCAGTGGAACTTGACGCGCAGACTGACCGGCGCGGACAGGCACCGACCATGAACTTCGAGGATATCGAGGTGCAGATATTCGCCTCGTGTCTCAACCTGACTATCGGTGATTGCCGCATGGTGCGCGGCGCATCCTTTACCGGCGCGCGATACCTGGACCTGGACCGTGCGCGCCTCTGGTATCAATGGGAGTTCGGCCTTGACTGGATGATCACCGATGCGGATGGCGTGCAGCCGCCTAGCATTCCGCTGGAACGCATCGAGGTCGACATATTCAAAGCGCCGGTAACGGCTGGTGATATGCCTGCCGCCGTCATCCAAATTCCGACCGGCGACAATCCGCAACCGCCGACCAATGGTCCGTGGCCTGATCCTGCCAACACATGCTGAAGGAGTCGCGCATATGATGGTCTATCCCGTAGAGGGTCGTGCGGTGCGCGATCCTCGCAACTTCCAACTGTTGCCAGCAGAGGGCCGCGAGGTTCCTGACGGTGATTCGTTCTGGCTGCGCCGGCTGCGTGATGGCGACGTGACCAATGATCCGCCGGCTGCGCCTGATGAAGCGCGCCGCGTTGGGAGGGAATGACGATGGGTATCAACTTCACTTACTATCCGACGTCCAACCGCGTGCCTGGGGTCTACGTCGAGATGGACCCCAGCCAAGCCAACACGTCGCAGGTCCTGCAAAAGACGCTTCTCATTGGTCAGATCACCGCAGCCGGCAACGCCACGCCTGATGTGCCGATCCTGGTCGAGAGCGTTGCCCAGGTCCTGACGCTGTGCGGTCAGGGATCAATCCTGGCGCAGATGGCGCAACGCTACCTGGGGATTGATACCTTCGGCGCGGTCTACATGCTGCCCCTGGCTGACAACGCAGCAGGGCAAGCAGCATCCGGCACCATCACGCTTGCCGGCACCGCAACCGCTCCAGGCACGCTGAATATTTACATCGGCGGCACGCTGGTTCAGTCGCCGGTCAACCTGGGCGATACGGCTGCGACTGCTGCCACTGGTCTGACGGCTGCCATCACCGGCAACGCTGACCTTGCTGTGACGGCTGCGGCTGCGGCTGGCGTGGTCACGCTGACCGCGAAGAACAAAGGGCTTGCGAGCAACGACATCCAGTTGCAGCAGAATTATTTGGGCACCGCTGGCGGGGAATATCCGGTTGCCGGTCTGACAGTCGCATTCGCGCCCATGGCTGGCGGGACCGCGAACCCGCTGCTGACGAATGGACTGGCGAACCTGTCATCCGCGCCGTTCGATTTCATCTGTCTGCCCTACAACGACACCGCATCGCTCAATGCACTAGAAGCCTTCCTGTCTGACTCGTCTGGCCGCTGGTCCTGGCAGGAAATGATCTATGGCGGCGCGTTCTCTGCCTTCCGTGGAACGCTTGGGGAATGCACCGCCTTCGGCCTTAGCCGCAATGACCAGCACATGTCAGTGATGCCGTTCAACGGCTCGCCTGATCCGGTCTGGATATGGGCGACAGAAGTGTGCGCGGCATCGGCTGCCAGCCTGCGCGTCGATCCAGGTCTGCCGCTTCAATACATCAACACCACGTTGAAAGCGCCGCCGGTTCCTGACCGCTGGACGCTGGGGGAGCGCAACACGCTGCTGTATGACGGTCTGAGCACGACGCGCACTGGTGACGACGATACGGTGATCCTGGAACGGATGGCCACGACCTACCAAAAGAACGCAGCCGGCGCGGCTGACAACTCATACCTGGACGTTGAAACCATGTATGGGCTGATGTTCGTGGCGCGTGACCTGTCGAACTACCTGCTGACACGGTATGCCCGCAAGAAACTGGTGAGCGATCAGACGCAAATCCTGGCCGGTTCCAACTGCGTCAATCCTTCCATGATCCGGGCGTCGGTGATCAGTGAATACCGCGCACTGGAAGCTGGCGGCTATGTCCAGAACAGCGCCACGTTCGCCAAGGCTGTTGTGGTGGAAGATGCCGGCGATGGTCTGGTGAAAATCCTGGCGCCTGTCGATCTGGTCAATCAGCTTCGGCAGATCGCAATCCTGCTTCAGTTCCGCAAGTCGTAAGGGGGTAACGATGGCTGCGTGTGAACGGCTTGCCGGTATTACCGGCGTCACCATCGACGGCAATGCCTACATGGTGGTGAGCGATGTCACTTGGTCGCCTGCCAAGTGGAAGCGTGAAACCCTGGTCGGCCTCGATAGCGTGCATGGGTTCAGCGAGGTTCCCATTCAGGGCTTCATCGAAGCCACGCTGCGAGACAGCGGCGACATCACCGTTGGCGACTTCAACGACATGCGCTGCGTCGAGGTCCTGGTGACGCTGGCCAATGGCAAGGTGGTGGGTGGTGCCAACATGTGGAACACCGCTGCGCTGGAAGTGCGAGCCGCAGAAGGGACCTTCCAGGTCCGCTTCGATGGCATCGACGTATCGGAGTCATAATCCATGGACATCATGGACAATGAGTTCGTCGATGTCAGCGAGCCGGAGCTTCCGGCCACGCTGGACATGGACATCGACGTGACGTTCCAAAAGAAACGGTTCACCAACTTGCACCTGGAGGAACCGACTGCGAAGCAACTGGAGAAGGCCGAACTGGAATTAAGCTCGGTCAATCCCACGCCATACATGATGCGCCGCTATCAGATCGCCATGGTGGCAGCCGTTGCCAAGGTGCCGCGTGAAGTCGTGCTGGAGCTACGGCACAGCCAACTGGAGGAAGCGTTCGGTTTTTTGTCCCTCATGCTGAACGGTTCCCCCAAGGATGGCGGGACCTGATCGCTGACCTGACACGCTTCTGGCACTGGGGTCCGCATGATGCATGGAGCCTGAAGGGCACACAGTTAGTCTGGTGGGCTGAACAGTCCCAACGCATTGCTGAACGCGAGAAGGAAGCAGCGAGCCGCTGATGGCTGGATATTCCGTCACCTATTCCGTCGTTGACAATGCGACGAAGCAAATCGAGGCAATCAACCGGCGCATCACCGCGATGCGTGCGCCGATGGACCGGATGTCGCGGCAGGTATCCAGGTTCGTTGACCTGTCCGGTCTGCGCAAGGTTGCGCAAGGCTTCGACTGGATCGGCAAGGCTGCCTCCACTGTCCTGCGCACGCTGACTGCCATCGTCCCGGTGATGGGCGCGCTGACCGGCGCAGCATCCATCGCCGGCATGATGAAGCTCGTGCAGTCCTATGCGGCATGGTCGCATACGCTGGTCCAGAATGCCGACGACATCGGCATCACCACGCAGAAGCTGCAACAGTTCCAGGATGCAACGCGGCTGGCCGGCGGCAATTCTGAAGACATGACGTCGGGTCTGGAGTCACTGCACAACGCCATCGGTGATCTGAACATCGGGCGCGGGAGCTTTGCCGAGACTGCCCAGTTGCTGGGTCGCCTGCATGTCGATTGGCACGACGCCAATGGGCAGATGCGTGACATGTCAGACATGATGCCGGAGGTGATCCAGAAGATTGCCGCGCTGCCTGATCCGCTGGACCGTGCGCGCGTTGCGAACGGTCTGCTTGGGGCGTCTGGCAGCAAGTTGGTGGAGACGTTCCGGCAGACCCACCGGAGCTTCGGGGATTGGTTCTCGGATGCTGGCCGCTACCAGGAACTAACCAACGAGCAGAAAGCCACCCTGCAACAATTCACTGAAGCGCAAGGCAGGGCCGGCGTGGCGATCGACCACCTGGGCCAGCAGATATCAGTGGTGCTGGCGCGCGACTTCGGCCCACTGCTTCAACGGTTCAGCGAGTTCGTAGAGAAGCACACGCCAGACATCATCAAAGCGGTTGACGAAATATCGCAGAAATTCGCGGCATGGCTGGAGAATGTAGACTGGACCAAGGTGCAAGCCGGCATCGACAGCGTGATTGATGGACTCAAGTGGGTGGTCACGCACCTGGACACCATCAAAGATGTTGCCGAGGCGATTGCCGCAGCCTTCGCGTTGAAGTGGGGCGTCGGCATGGTTGCTTCCATTGGTCAGGTGGTGACCGCGCTTGGTCCGTTGTCTGCTGCGCTTGCCCCCATTGCTGCTGCGCTTGCCTTGGTCACCACCTATGAAAAGAACAAGGCAGGTCAGAAGGACATCGAAGACAAAGCGAAGGCGATGGGCTTCGACCAGCAGTCAGGCGGCGCGTTCGGCCTGCCTACCTTCCACAATCAGGCAACCGGCGAAACGCTGTCATACGAAGACATGATGAAGCGCCAGGGCAGACCAGCAGGCGGCGGCGGCTGGCTTGAAAAGGGCCTGGAGCGGATGTGGAAGGGGCCTGAAGCTATCCAGCAGCAGGCAGCACCAGGACCGATGAACCTGCCGCAAGCCAATGCAACGCGCGGCGCAGCTATCCGTGACCGGCTGGCGTCAGACCTGAACCTGACGCCGGATCAGGCATCAGGCATCGTCGGCAACCTGCAAGCGGAGTCAGGTCTGCAAGCAGTCCAGGAAGGCAAGCCGATCAGCGGGCGCGGTGGCTTCGGCTGGGCACAGTGGACAGGACCCCGGCGTGATGCCTTCGAGGCATACGCCAAGGCAAACAACCTGGACCCCAAGAGCGATGAAGCGAACTATGGCTTTCTGAAGCAGGAACTAAACTCGCCGCAGTATGCCGGCATGATGGGCGCGCTGCGCACAACCAAGTCATCAGGTCAGGCGGCGGCACTGGTCGAGCGCGAGTATGAACGTCCAGCCGTCAGCAATGCCGGCGTGCGGATGAACTACGCGCAGCAGGTTGCCAGCGCCAAGGCACCACCTGTTGCCGCCGCTCCACCTGTCCAGGTCGCGCAGGCGCAGCAGCCGGTCAATGGCGCGGTCGATGTCTCCATCACGCACAAGAATCCGCCACCCAACAGCGCCGTGACGGCAAGCGGATCAGGGTCCGTGAACGTCGCGCCTGTGCGGGTGGAACACCAGGACATGGCGTCGATATGAGCGGATTCACCGGACCACTGACACAGACGCTTGGCACGTCACGCATCATCGACAATTCCGGCGCAAGCTGGGCTGACGGTTCATGGTTCCAGCAACTTCAACCGGGGTCCTGGCGCGGCGTCGGCTTCGTGCTGGATGCTGGCGACACGGTGGCCGGTCGGCGCGTGGCCATCCATGAATACCCATACCGTGACGAAGCCTGGGCAGAAGACCTGGGCAAGCTGCCCCGGCGCTTCTCGGTCCAGGCATTCATGGTGGGCGATGATGTCTACCAGCAGCGGGATGCCATGATCGCCGCCTGCGAGCAGGCAGGTCCTGGCACGCTGGTCCACCCCACGCTGGGGAGCATCCAATGCGTCCTGCTGGAGTTCCAGGTCACCGACCGGCGCGAGCGGGGCCGCGTGGTCGAGGTTCAGTTCTCATTCATCATCGCCGGCGACGTCCAGTTTCCGTCCACTGCCATCGCCACCGGGCAGAACGTCCTGGCGTATGCCGGTCTGCTGAATACGGCATCGGCGGCGGACCTGGGGAGCACCCTGGCGGGCCTCGGCACGGTTGCCAATCAGGCAGCGGCTGGCGTCAATCAGTTCGCCGGCATGGCCATCGGAGCGGTCAATGATGCCTCTCGCATATTCAACTGCGTGCGCGGGCTGCCGGGCTTCTATGGCCGATATGCCACTGGCAGTCGCACAACCATGCTGCCCGCCACCGCGACCGTCCAGAGCGTCCTGGGCGACGCCACGAGGGCGCGCACGGCAGTCTACGCCGCAGCCGATCTGGTCAACCTGACGGCAAGCCTGCTGTGAGCACGCAATCGGATGACTTCGCGGCGGCTGGCGTGACGCTGTGCAATGCCGTGGCGGCATCTGCGGCTGATCCGGCTGACGCCATCCGGCTTCTGCTTCCGCTGGCCGGCTGGATGCCCACGCCGCTGCCTGGAGAGGGGCCGCTGGCAGTCCAGGCGCGGTCTGTCCAGGACGCCATTGCATCCAGCCTCAGATGTGCCGCGTGCGCCGCCCTGGCCGTCGCGACACAGGCTTACCAGCCGGTCAGCTATCAGGATGCGTTGGCAACGCGGGATGCCGTGTGCGATGCGCTGGACGCCGAGGCGACCAGGGCTGCCGATGCCGGTCTGGACGCCACCTATGAGGCATTGCGGGGCCTGCGCACGGCTGTCGCGCTCGATCTGGCGGTCCGGGGTGCCAGCCTTGCTTGGCTGGTGGAGGTCACCACGACTGCGCCCATGCCATCCCTGGCGGAAGCCTGGACGCTCTACCAGGACACCACCAGAGAGCCGCAGCTTGTCGGCTCGGCTGATCCACCGCATCCGCTATTCCTGCCCACCAGCTTTCCGACACTCAGCGAATGAGTGAAGCGCATGGCGTGCCACCACGCGGAGCGCCACCAGGGTCCACGGATACCTTGTCCCTGACGGTCGGCAATCAGGTCCTGTCAGGCTGGCAGCGCGTGCAGATGACACGCCCGCTGGCCGGCATACCTGCCAACTTTTCAATCGAAGTGACCGAGAAATACCCGAATGCGCCTGACATCGACCTGAAGGCTGGCCAGCCATGCACCGTCACCATCGGCGGCGATCTGGTGATGACCGGATACGTGGATCGGTATGCGTCATCCATTGCGCCAGGACAGCACACCATCCGCGTTGAAGGCCGCAGCAAGTCGCAGGACCTGTGCGATTGCTCGGCACTGGTGGAAGGCATCAGCGCAGGCGAGCAATCCCAACAAGGGATGCAGATTGTCAACGGCGATGCGCTGGCCATTGCGCAGCGGCTGGCCAAGCCTTACGGCGTGCCGGTGCAAAGCACCGCGACAAATCTGCCGCAAATTCCGCAGTTCAATATCAACCTGGGCGAGACGGTCTGGGACATCATCGACCGCGTGACCAAATACTCGCGCCTCCTGGTCTACGACATGCCAGACGGCTCGATCATGCTGGCAACTGTGGGCACCGAGTCGATGGCATCCGGTTTCCAGATTGGTGTGAACGTCGAGACGGCGGATGTCATGTTCTCGATGGACCAACGCTATTCGGAATACGAGGGCCATCTGATCTCGGTCGCAGCACTTGGAACGGATGCCGGGGTGAACCTGCCGATGATTGGCGAGGTGGTGAAGGATGAAGACGTTCCCCGGTTCCGCAAGCTCTACGTGATCAGCGAACAGACCATCCTGGGAGTCCCACTGGCCGGTCAGCGTGCAGCCTGGGAGAAGGCACGCCGCTGGGGGCAAAGTTTCAACTTCAACGTCGTCTGTGATTCCTGGCGTGATGCATCCGGCAAGCTGTGGGCACCGAACATGCTGGCACCCATCAGCGCGTCGCAACTGAAGCTGCCGAATAAATCCTGGCTGATCGGCACCGTGACCTATATCCGCGATGAAGGTGGGCAGCACGCCCGTCTGTCGCTATGGCCACCGGAAGCGTTCTCGATTGCGCCGACTTCACCGAATACCTTGGTCTTGCAGGAAGACGTAAAGCAATTCAATCCGACCAAGCCGAATGCGGACAAGCTCAATCCTGCTGCCTCTACGGTGCAGACATGAGCAGCGTAGCCGATCGGCTTTACCGCGCAGCGCGGATGATGGTTGCGCCGTTGAAGATCACCGCGACGGATGACAGCGGGCCGGTGCATCGCGTCCAGGTCAGAGGCTTTCCACCCGAGACAATCGACAACATGCCGGCGTTGCAGATTTACGGTCTGGCAACCCATGCGCCGCCAGGATCAGACGCCATGGGGATCTTCGCATCCGGCGACAGGTCCAATGGCGTCATCGTGGCAACCGGCAATCAGCAATACAGGCTGCGCAATCAGAAGCCGGGTGAAGTCGCGCTGCATGACAATGCTGGAAGCGTGGTGAAGCTGGCGAACGGCGGCAACATCGAAGTCACTGCAACCGGCAAGCACACCACGACGGTTCCGCAGGTCGAGGTGAATGCATCCAGCACCGTGACCATGACGACGCCCCTCGTGCACGTCGAGGGCCGGCAGACCATGGCATACGAGCCAGCCGCGCCGAATGAAGTGGCCACGAAGAACTACGTCGACCAGCACGGCGGCGGCGGCGGCGGGGGAACGCCAGGACCGGAAGGCCCGCCAGGACCTGCTGGACCTGCTGGACCCACAGGACCGGCTGGCCCCACAGGACCTGCTGGACCGACCGGCGCAACCGGCACGCAAGGCCCGCCAGGACCGACCGGCGCAACCGGCTCCCAAGGCCCGCAGGGGCCGGCATCGACTGTGCCTGGACCGGAAGGCCCGCCAGGACCGCAAGGCCCGCAGGGCACGACTGGAGCGACCGGAGCGACCGGACCACAGGGACCGGCTGGGGCAGACTCAACGGTTCCAGGTCCTGAAGGCCCGACAGGACCGACTGGACCACAGGGGCCGATCGGACTGACCGGCCCGCAGGGGCCGCAGGGCGCAACCGGACCACAGGGGCCAGGGATCACCGACGCGGCGTCTGATGGTCACACGTATGGCCGGTTGAATGCTGCCTGGACACAAGTGCTGCCTGTATCGGGCGGCACGCTGACCGGCCCGCTGGTGCTGGCGGCTGATCCGGCAACGGCAATGCAAGCAGCCACCAAGCAATACGTGGACGCCGCCATTGCTGCGCTTCAGGCGAAGCTCGGCGCATCGCAGTGGGACCTTGGCGCATGACCGGCTGGATTGAAGACATCGGCCTGCCGGTGATCTCGGACGGCATGCTGCCGCCGCCTGCCAATTGCACAGGCGATGTCTTCATTGCATGGGATAACGTCAACGCCGAAGGCGACTGGCAACTGGCGCAGGGTGACTTGCAGACCGGCCAGGACCTGGAGACAGCGTGTCTCGTCTCCCTGTTCACTGACAAGCAGGCAACGCCTGACTTCGTGCCAACGGATGGAACGTCAGACCGGCGCGGCTGGTGGGCTGATCCTTACAACGACGCGCCGCTGGGGTCGAACCTCTGGCAACTGGAACGCGCGAAGAAGACGCGTGACACGCTGGGCCTTGCACAACGCTATGCCCAAGATGCCTTGCAGTGGCTGGTAACTGACGGCATCGCAAAGCAGGTCATCGTCAACACCTCCTGGCTCGGCAACGCAGCAGGATCAACCGCACTCGGGATCGGCATCGCCATCGTCAAGCCGGATGGCAGCATGACACGCTTTCGCTTCGCCTGGGCATGGCAGGGCTTGGCGGTGCTGGCATCGCCCATGCAAGTGCCGCCGCCAACAGCCATCACACTGCGACGTGTAGGGGTGACCTGAATGCCATTCGCACGACCGACGCTGACTGCGCTGCGCAATCAGGCAATCCAGGACATCACCACATCCGGCGTGCCTGGGCTTGATGGTCTGCTGCGCAATGCCGTCTTGCGTGTGCTCGCCTGGGTCATGTCTGGTCTGGCGTATTCAGTCTATGGGTATGTGGACTGGATCGCGCGTGAATCCGTGCCCTTCACCGCGACGGATGAATACCTGTATGCCTGGGCCGCGCTGATCGGCGTGTATCAAAAGGACAGCACGCCCGCGACTGGCAGCGCGCAATTCACCGGCACTGCCGGTCTTCCGCTCCCTTCCGGTGCTGCACTCACGCGCCAGGATGGCGTGCCATACACCACGACCGCTGATGGCACGGTCGATGATACCGGGATTATGACGGTGCCCATCATCGCGGCTGTGAACGGTGCTGGGACGAATGCTGATACCGGGGTTGCCATCTCCATCGACAATCCAGTTGCAGGGATCAACTCGGGCGGGGTGACCGTCTCGCCACTGACCGGCGGCGCTGACCAGGAGACGCAGGACCAACTGCGGACAAGGATGCTGGCCAAGTATGCACAGCCGCCGCAGGGTGGTTCCACGTCGGACTACATCGAATGGGCGACTGAAGTGCCAGGATGCACGCGTGCCTGGACACAATCGAGCGCGGGACAGGTCCAGGTCTATCCGATGTTTGACGTTGCCAACGCTGCCGATGGCGGCTTTCCCCAAGGCACTGACGGCTGTGCCATCCAGGAGACAAGGGGGCCGACCGCGAGCGGCGATCAGCTTGCCGTCGCACAGCGCATCTGGTCAGTGCAGCCAGTCACTGCGCTGGTGTTCGTTGCCGCGCCTGTGCCGCTTCCGGTCAATGTCACGATTGCCAATCTGGACCCCTCGACGCTGGAGATGGAGGCAGACATACTCGGCTCGCTTCAGGCTGCATTCCTCACGATTGGTGAGGTGGCGGGCACCATCTATCCTTCACAGCTTTATGCCGCGATCAGTGCCACGCCTGGAGTGAATCGCTTCGACATGACCATTCCGGCTGCGCCGGTCACTGCGCCGGCTGGTGCGTTGCCGGTGATGGGCACCTTGTCGGTGATCTGATGCCGCCGCCTGTCGCGACTGCCACCGACTACCTCTGGCAATTCCAGCGGCTTCTGCCGCGTGGCCGCATCTGGCAGCGCGGCTGGGGAACCTTGCAGGCGCAAGACTTGCTCACCCTTATGCCCACCTGGGCACGGCTGCATACGCGGGCCGGTGAGGTGATCAGCGAGACGTTCCCTTGCACCGTCGCTGCGGAAATGCTGCCAGAGTGGGAAGCCACACTGGGCCTGCCTGACTGCGAGCCGCTTGATACCGTCCAGCAGCGGCAGGCTGCGGTCTGCGCCAAGTTCTCGATGCGCGGCGGGCAGTCGGTGGACTACTTCATCGAGCTTGCCGCCGCGCATGGCTACACGATCAACATCGAAACTTTTTCCGCGTTCCGCGTGGACATCAATCGCGCCGAACAGCCGCTCTATGATAGCGCGTGGGACTATGCCTGGACCGTGTATTCGACCACCGAAAACTATACCTATTTCCGCGCTGATCTATCACACGCGGATGAACCGCTCGCCGCCTGGGGCAACGCCCAACTCGAATGCCTGATCCGCATGTATGCGCCAGCGCATACCGTCCCGATGTTTCAATACACCACGCCGGTCGCCGTCTGGGATCGCGGTGGTTCGCTCTGGGACAATGACGCCTCGGTGTGGGACGGGCTAGGAAGCTAACGGAGTGAACGCAAATGCACCGCATTGACGATCCGACTGCCTCCCCCACGCTGCCGGCACCACGCCCGCAAGGCACGCCGGGATTCTTCACTGGAGGCTCGCCAGGATCGAGCGGCTTCGCCGCGACCGTGGTCCGTTATGAGTTTATGAACGCGCTGCAAGAGGAATTGTCGCACGTCATTGAAGAGTCGGGGTTGGTGCTGAACAAGACCGACAATACGCAACTCCTGCAAGCACTCCAGAAGCTGTTCATTTACCGGGCGCTGGTGACGCAGGATACGACGATCTATGTCAACCCCACGACTGGCAGCGACACGAATGACGGTCTGACCACAGGGACCGCGCTGAAGACCTTTCAGGCTGCCATCAGCGCGGTTTATAATCGTTTCGACTGGGACGGTCATGACGGCACGATCCAACTCGCGGATGGCACTTACAATGCCAACACGGTTGTCGGAGGCTGGGAGGGGGTGGCTTATGGACAACCATTCGGGATGCCCCAAGGCGGTCTTAGGATCATCGGTAATCCCAACCAACCGGGCAACGTCATCTTAAACGCGACCACAGCGAACTGTCTCGCCGTGTTGCGCTGCCAGCTTTCCATCAATGGCATCACCTTCACCGCGACCGGCAACATCAATAATATCTATCAAAACCAGGGGCACGGCCTATCGCTGAACAGCGCCGCGTGGGTCGATGTGCAAAATTGCCGGTTCCTCTCATGCGCTTATCAAATCTCATGCGCCAATGGATCGGTGGTGACGCTGACAGGGACCGGCAACAGCTTCGCCGGAACAGCGGTCGCGCCGATGAGTGTCGGCCCAAGCGGCCTGATATGGTTCCCCGGCACGACGCTAAACGTCACCGGGCTGTCATTCACCCAGGGGTTCGTTGTGGCAGCCTCCGCAGGCATCGTCCAGGCATCGACCGTCAGCTTTATCGGATCAGCAACCGGCCCGCACTTCGACGTCGAGGCTAATGGTGTGATCCAGACCGGCGGCGGCGGCGCGAATTACTTCCCCGGAAGCACGGTGGGCGTCCAAGGCTCAGGCGGACAATACCTCTAAAAAGGAAGCAACATGATGCGATACAATGCGCGCGACTGGTATTGGATCGTCGGCGGGACAGGTCCGCATATCACCGGCCCTGACGCCGACTTCACCGGAGACGCAAGCCGCGTCTTTTCATCCGCGCGCAATCAGTTCGTTCCCTCGACCGACGTGGACTATCTCGCGTGGAAAGATGCCCATATGAGCAGCAATGGCGGCATTGATCCCACCACGCGGATCGACACCGAAGCAAACCTCGCGGCAGTGCTCACACCTTACGGTATCACCGCGAAGTTCATCTGAAGGGACGCGCCGCGATGGCTTCCAATATCAACCCAGCAAATCCGATCTTCGGCAACCCGACCACGCAAAGTGTGCGCGATAACTTCCAAGCCGCGCACGATGAGATCACTGCGCTACAAGCAACCGTTGCAACCGCGCCATACTTGCCGACATCCGGCGGAACCATGACCGGCCCGATGATCCTGGCAGGCGACCCTACGAACCCGCTCGGTGCTGTGACAAAGCAATACTCTGACGCGAAAGCGCCAGTTAATTCGCCGACCTTCACGGGTGATCCAAAGGCACCGACCCCGGCATCTGGAGACAATGACACGTCGATTGCAACGTCAGCATTCGTGCAGGCAGCGGTAGCGCCGGCGCTGAACGGTGTGGGCCGCAATCTCATTCACAATAGCATGTTTAATGTGGCGCAGCGGGGGCCAGGACCAACCGCGATAACATCGATAGGAGTTTATTTTACCGATCGTTGGGCAGGGCTGATCGGCGGCGCTGGTGATGCGCTTACAACGTCAATGGTTGCACATACCGATGCCAGCCGCGCGGCAATCGGTGATGAAGCAGCAACGCAGTTCCTTTCAAATAGCATCACCGGAGGAAGCGGGGCGGCGAACTTCTGTCAGATATTCCAGCGGATAGAAGGCGCACGGCGACTTGCCAATAAAACAGTGACCGTGAGTTTTTGGGCCAATGCCGGCACCGCTTTGTCAATCGGTCTCGCCATAGGACAAGCACTTGGCACTGGCGGCTCACTGGTCACTGATACGGCACCAAAAGTCGTCGTGCTGTCCCCAACGTGGACGCGGTATAGCGTGCAATTCACTGTGCCATCGCTTGCTGGCAAGACGCTCGGCACGGATTACTCTTACACCGTCTTGAAGTTCTGGCTGTCAGCCGGCGCGAACGTCGCTGCGGCGGCTGGTATCGGCGTGCAATCCGGCACCATCAATATCTGGGGTGTGCAGGTTGAGATCGGCTCCGTATTAACGCCGCTGGAAAAGCCGGACCCTCGCTATGATCTCAGCAACTGTCAGCGGTTTTTCTACGTGGGGAACTTCTACAATGCGAGCTATGCCACGGTGGGCGGCATCACCTTTGCCCAGCCTTCCAATTTGCCAGTTACCATGCGCGCCAGTCCAACTGTCACCCCGACATACACAGTGCAGACAAACTGCGGGTCATCGACTGTCACTTCAGTTAGTCTAAGCACGCTGAACGTGGCAACAAGCAACATCGGAGCGGGGGTGAATTGGGTGCTCCAGGGCAGCTACACCGCATCCGCTGATCTTTGAGGGGAACAGCATGGCACAACCTTACCAACTCGTTGCACCGCTTCCCGGCATGACGCAGCAGATTGTCCAACGCATTGCCGACGGCGCATTCATCCCCTTCGATCCGGCGAACAGCGACTATCGGGACTATCTGGCGTGGCTGCGGGAGGGGAATGAACCTGACCCCGCGCCGGAGTCGGTCAACCTATGAAGGAAGCTCGGGCATGAGCCGGATGGGTCAGGTCCCCGGCTGGTGGCATAGCCTGCCGGCCATGCAGCGGTCAGACCTGCTGGACCTGCTGGCAGCCGTTGATCAGGCAGGCGTGGCCAGGAACGACCGCACCAGGGTCGAGGCGATCTGGCAGACCAGACGGATCGCTCGGGCCCGCCTGCGGCTGGTCCAGGAAGCCATCCTGCGGGAAAGCCTGGAGCGGGACGACGCAGCATGACCGAATCGGGGTCCTGGCCGGCCTCCGGCTGCGCTCCAGGGCTTCCAGGTCCTGGCCGGCCATGGACGGCCATGGACGGCCCAAGCCGGCCTCCAGGCCCTGCCAGGACCCGGCCATGATCTGGACGGCAAGCCGGCCCGAAGCCTTCATCTTCCAGGTCGTGGGCGACGGCCATTGCGTTGCCTTCGTCCGACAGGCATCCGGCGCGCCGCACACGAATGGCTGGCGGCGTGGCCAGAAGGTCAGGACCATGGACGCCTCGCAGGCAGGTCTGGCCATTGCGACCTTCAACGACGCCGACGACCGCTACGGCAACCACACCGACGGCAGGTCCCATGCTGCCATCCTGATCGCGCGGCATAGCGATGGCTTGCTGGTCTACGATCAGTGGCTGGGGCATCCTGTCCAGCAGCGGGTGATCCGCTACCGCGCCGGCAAGGGTCAGCCGGTCAATGATGGCGATGCGTATCATGTCATCGTCACCGCCGACCCCGCCCCCGCCGTCGCCTAGACCGCCGTTCGATCCTGCCCGATGGGCGATGATCCTGCTGGCAGTCCTGATCGTCGGGACCTTCATCGAGACGCTGATCGTCACGCTGCGCTGCACCGTCTGGTTCATCCCCTACTGCGCCGAGAAGGAATGGGGGATGGGCATCCGCGAATGGCTGGCTGAAACCCTGCCGATCCTGATTGCGCTGATCGTGGCCGGTCGCCGGCAATGAAGTACACTCCCCCCCTATTGCCTTCGTGATTTCATGGAGTTAGCTCAAAAAAAGGGGCAAGGATTGCTCCCCGCCCCCTGGCAGTCAGTCATCCTCGTCCGGTTCCGGTTCATCCTCTGGCGGATGTTCCGCCGCGAACCGCGCATCCGCTTCCGCCATCCTGCGGTGGTGCGCGTCCTGGGCCTCCCGCCACTTCCTTCCTTCTGGCGTGGCTTCCCAGGCATCCTGCGCAGCGGTTTCCGCTTTCAGGCGTTCAGCAGCACGCTTGAACACATCATGCATGGTTGTTTTCATCAGTAGACCACCTCGATGTTGGCGGCACCGTAGTCCTGGCATCGCTTGCATTCTGCACGATGCTTGCGCTCGAAGCCTTCCATGATGTCATCGGTCGGCGCGCCCATGGCTTCCGTCATGGGATCATCGAACAGTGCTGTCGTGAAGGCAGAGACAACCGGGCAATCAGGATCGACCGGCGCATGGTAATGGGCCATTGGTGGGTAGTTCCTTTCAGTGAATGTAGCCGAGAGCGTGCAGCAGGAAGACCGTCCCGCCGCCGATGCCGCCAAGCAGGGCAACGGCGGACGTGATGGCAGTTAGCGCCAACTTCATCACCTCGATGCGTGCTGGCGTGGCCCTGATCTGGCGGACCTGTTCGGCTCGATATTCCAGGTCAGTCAGCAGCAGGTCCCATTTCGCACGCTGGACCTGTTCAGGCGTGGGGAGAGGCGACGTCGCGCTCATGGCTGCTCGTCCTCGGTAGCAGCAAGGCTGATGTGGTCCAGCAGCAGGCGCAGCACCTTGGACCCCTTGTCGAGCGGCAAGGTGACATCCAGGCGCAGCCGCGCGTTGCCTTCTGCATTGACGCTGAACGCCAGGACATCGCCAGCCGCCGTCAGCGTGCGGGCCGGCGCGCCTTGCATCGCCTGGACGGCACGCAGCTTGGCATCAGACACGACGGCGACTGCCTGCGTCGTCAGTTCGCGCGGCATCAGGTCTTCCTCCTTGACGCCGAGGGCCTTGGCGACCTTCGGGCGGAATTGATCCGTGATCCTTACCTTGCAGGCGATCCAGGCATAAGCGCGCGTGCTTTTGACATCCTCGCCAATGGCACGATGGAAGTCGGCGACAGACCACTCCCGCTTTTCCAGTTCGCGGCGGATCAACGCAGCGACATGACCAAGCGAAGCAATCTGGGCCGGGGTTGCTTCAGGCATTTATGCGGCCTTCCTATCTGAAACGACGTTGAGTCGGGCGCTGCGGCTGATCTTTGGCGGTTCAACCTCCGCGACGAGGTGATACCAGCAGTCGATCTTGCAAACGGTCGGCGTCTTAAAGCCTGCCTGATGCCGTCCGCCAGTCTTGGCTTCCCAGCACCAGCCAGTCATCAGGCGCGGCTCGCCTGCCTTCCTGTGCTCGTTCCATGCTTTCGTCATGAGCGAGTCGATGTAGAAGATGCGGGCAACCTTATCGATGGCTTCCTGCATATCGTCTTTGATCCAAGACATTCTGTTGAACCCCTTAAAGGTGAGAACTAGGCAACCTGCCGGAATGGCACGACGTTGCCTTGCTGCTTGATGCCGGCAACCTGGAAGGCTGTCGGCATTCCGTCGAGTAGCTTGTCAGCCCACTTGCGCGCGATCTCCAGCCGCGCCGCAAGGTATTTCGAGTCGTTGTAGCGACCGGCAACATTCGACTTGGTTTTATGCGCCAGCATCACTTCGATGATCATCTCTGCGCCAGGGTCCGCCGTGTTCTGAAGCGTCGAGAAGGTTCCACGCCAACCGTGGAGAGTATGCTTGCCGTCAAGACCGATGCGGGGAAGGACCCGTTCCATCATGTCGTTGAGCGACGAGCGATTCATGACCGGAAAAACCCTTTCCGATTTGATGCCTTGAACGTCCGCCAGGGCGCGAGCAGCCTGGAAGACCTGCAATGCCTGGAAGGTCAGCGGGATCACATGGGCCTCCTTGTGTCCGCGCCGGCCCTTCATCCGCGCGCCCGGTATGGTCCAGGTCTTCATCGCCTCGTCAAACTCGCTCCAGGTCGCGTCCACCGCTTCCATCTTGCGAACCGCTGTTAAGGCTATCAGCCGGTGCGCGAGCTTCAGGAAGGGGCTTGCAGTCGCGGCCTCCATGGCTTGCAAGACTTGCCTTGCTTCCTCGATTGTCCCGACGCGCGGCTGCTTCTGTTCCCGCACGTCGCCGCGCTTCCGTTGCGGCAGCCAACGACCGATGGTCCTGACAATGTTCTCGGCAACGAACTTGTGGTCGCGTGCGTAGTCGAACAGGCATTGCAGATGCTGCCTGACATGGACCGCCTGCGCATGCTGGCCGAGTTGCTTTTCCAGCCGGTCAATGACGGTCTGGATGTCCTGCGCCGTCACCATGTCGACCGGCAGGTTGCCCAGCTTGGGGAAGACATGCTTTGCCAGCCGGCGTTCAACCTGGACGGCATAGCCTGCTGACCAGCCGCCAAGCGTGCTGCCCCACGACAGCCAGTCAGAAGCAACCTGATCCACCGTGTTGCCCTGCTTCGCCAGCGTGGCTGCCTTCTGGACCCGCTGCGCCAGGACAGGATCAACGCCGGCACTGACCTTGGCACGGATGTCCAGCCGTGCGGTCCTGGCTTCGCTTGGCGTCATCTCGGGATAGTAGCCGAGCACCGCCATGCGAAATTGCCGGTTGAAGAAATAGCCGACACGCCATGACTTGGTTCCGGCCTTGCTCGTGTTCAGGAACAGTCCGCCGCAGTAGTCGTTGAAGGACACTCTGGACGGTGCCTTGGCGTTCCTGGCACGCAGGTTAACGTCTGATCCTTTGCTCATCGCGCGGCCCTCCTGATGCAAGTTTCGCACGATGCCGGTAATTCGCAATCCAGAATGTGGAGAACGTCATCGTGCGAGATGACCGGCAGGCGCAGGACGGGGGGCGGCACTTCCTGCAACAATGCCAGCGAGGCGCGGACCTTGCGCTCGATGGCAGAAACTGCTGTGGTGATGGTCTTCATTTCGACTGATCCTTGGTGGGTTGTGGGAATGAAAAGAACGGCGCGCCCTGGCCGGGGTCGCGCCGTTCGTGTTTTGGTCCAGGTCTTCAGACCTTCTTCGCGGCCACCATCAGCTTGCCAATCCCGATCAGCACGCCGAATGCGAACGCGCCGAGGATGATTGGATCGTTGACCGCCGCCCAGATGGCCCAGCCGGCGAAGCCCGAGAAGGCTGCGCCGCCCAGCAGGACTGCGGGTGCGCCGAAAAGCAGCACCAGCAGGATCAGAAGCAGGATGATGAACATCAGCCTTCCTCCCCGTAGGCAGTCGGCTTCGCACCGGGCAGGACGAACTGGTAGACCAGGACATCCGACCGGTCGGCCTTGTCGGCGTAGCACTCGTAGCCGAACCGATCTGCCATCAGGTTCAGGAAGTGGGCGTTCGGCATGGTCTTCGATCCGGCTGCTGCCATCATCTCGGGCCGCGTCGCACCCTGCTTCCTGACGAGCACCTTGATCATGGCAGCCTGGAAGGACCCTTCGCGGGGGACCGGCTTGCCGTTGACCTTGGCAGCCTTGGCAGCCGGGGCCGGCTTGGCAGCCTTGGCAGGCTTGCCGTTGGCAACCTTGGCTGCCTCGTAGGCGGCAACCTTGGCAGCCTGGACGCGACCGCGAGCGCCGGTCAGGACCTTGGCAGGCTTGGCAGCCGGCAGGCTGGCATTGAAGACCCAGCTATCTGACGGCTTGGTGTATCCCTTGGTGCCGGAAGCCTTCAGCCGTTCTGCCTTCAGAGCCACCAGGGCATCATACTCACCCTTGGTGATTTCCACGGCTGGCATTGCCCCTTCCATCAGGTTTGCCGGGGTGGCACTGAAGCTGATGCCGTTCCGCAGCTTCAGGGCTGACTGGTAGGCACGGCCCGAGGCAGTTGCCCGAAACACGGTGATCTTGCCGTCTGTAGCTTGGAAAAACTTGGTCATTGTCATGGTTTCCTTGGTGGGATTGTTGAAGGTTGAAGGCACGTCAGACAGTCACGACGCGGGCATGGTTGCCGCGCGCATTCCGGCCCTGGACGACGCGAAAGCCTTGCTGTTCCAGCAGGTATTCAAAGTCGCCAAGGCTACCCAGACCGCGCCAACGCTTGCCGTAGTCCCGCATTTCAGCGATCAGGTAGCTAATGGCTTGCCCCTGGATGGTTGAACCGTCCGAGACGGTATAGGTCGCCGTCAGGCAGGACAGGACATCATCAACGAAACGATCAGTCATGGCTTGGTCCATGGTCAGGTCCCTTCAGGCAGCAGTAGTCAGTTCGTAGTCGATTGCGCCTTGCAGGGAGTCGCAGGCATCATTCAACTTGTCAGACAGCTTGTCCTGGCCGGCTTCATCCGCACGGCAGATCAAGTCATCCAGCAGGCAAGCCAGCTTTTCCAGGTCTTCCCGGCTGACTGGCTTGGTGGTCTGGGTCTTCGTCTTGGTCATTGGTTTGGTTCCTTGGTGGGTTTGCGTATAAGGGTCGTATAAGGTCAATCAGGTGTGCAGGCAGGCCGAGGCATGCCCCGGTGCATTCTTTACGGCGTAAAATGTGGGTTTTCAATGCCCTAGACGGTCAGGCAATACCATGCGCTGGCATGCCGGCGTTGTGGTGAATAACGCAGAAATCCGGGAATAGCCCAACGGACTCAGCGTGTTAGGCCGAAGACCGGCCCGCAGCATATAAGGTCTGATATAAGGTTGGCAGGTCTGCTGACCGCCTGATGCATGGCTTGCATCCTGGGGATTTCGTCACCGTCGCAGCTTCCAGAACAGCCAGCCGGCCAGACCAAGCCAGCAGGTCCAGCCAGCCAGGATCGACCAGAAGATCACTGCCGGTCCCACCAGTCGCGGTCGCGCTTGGCGAGCAACCATTGCCAGAAGATCAACGCCAAGCAGGACAGCAGCAGCCAGCCGACCAGGACCTTGACGAAGATCATTGCCGCGTGCCTTCCGTCGTCGTGAAGGTGACGAGCCGCACGCTGACGACGCGATGGATGGTCCGGTTGTTCGACAACTGTTGCGCCTCGCGTGCGCTGCCTTCCATCTTCTCGGCAATGCTACGCCGCGAACTGATCAGCGTGACAATCCCGAGACCTTCAATGCCGCCCGCAATGATGCCTTCCGTTCCGTCAGCATAGGTCGCTACCCAGCAATGAAGCTCGGTGATCTTCTGTCCTGGCGTCGGCCTGTTGCCGACCATTCGCGGCTCAGTCATCCGCTTCGATCCTGGCGGCTGGTGTGAGAACGTGTTGACCGGGGAAGATGTCGAAGACAACGTCGTAAGACGGGACGCCATTGGCAATCACAGCTTCAACGACCGTCCCGGTTGCGCCTAGCGGGATAGGTCCAGACTGGACAGAGATTTTTCGGACGCGCATTCCAGGGGGATAATCAGTCATCAGACATCACCATCTTTGGCGGATACGCACGGCAGGCAGTCACGACGGTATCGACGCCTTCCAGCTTGGCGATGGCGTTGATCAGGTCAGCCGGTGGATTGATGGCAGGACAAGCGCAGAGCGCGGCAAGCAGCAGGCTTGTCCGCTCGCCGTCAGTCAGCCGGTAACGCATGGTGGTTCCCCTGATGCATCAGTTGCATCAGGTATCCTGGCCGGCTGATCCGTCAGTCGTCAATCGCAAGCAGGATGCGAGCGTAGCTCTGCGGCAGAGGCCGTTGCACACCAATCAGGTCTGGCAGGCTTGGTAGCAACCTGGACCGGCACCACGGCGTCCTGCTGCCTGCGCACGACGGCAGGATCAACCGCAGCAACCGGCGCGGCGACGGCACGATCAGCCGCGCATGGATGGCCGCTGCGCTGCATGGCTTCGCGCACGGCTTGGTCGTCACACATCAGTTCGATTGCCACGTCACGCTGGCCAATATTGGACAGCAACGCTGCACTATTCCGGCGCTCGC